ACTAAGCTTCAAAAGTGGAAGAAAACAGACCTCCCCCCCCTTAAAGCAATATTGGATTAAGTTTCATAATGTAATATCAATCTTTTTAAACCTTATGACAATCATTTAATCGTTTCATTGATACACTCTGCAACCTCAACACGTTCTTATCTTTACATATACAAAGAGTTGTTCTATTGTTTTAAACTTCTCTTTGTAGGTGCTTATCTTGCTCCTGTGTTAAAAGGAATAAATCCTATCTTCTTTTCTAACTTAGACACTAGAGTAGCTTTTGCCATATCTGCACTATATAAACCCTGATAAGCTGATTTATCTTTCCTTAGTGATTTTAATAATTGTTTTATTTCATCGGTTGTGAAGTCTATTGTTATCATGTTAATCCTTATCCTTTTAGCTTTTCATTCTTTTTAATTTGCCGTTAATCACTCTATATCTTGCTGTTGATAGCCTTGCAGCTATTCCAAATCTCTTCATTGCTTTTGTTGCTTCATCAAAAGAAGCTCCTAGTGTTGGTGGTAGTTGTGGTTTAAAGTATTCCATGTTCTTATCTCCATTTTCTTTTAAGATATTTGTTACCATAACTTCTATTCTTTGGCTCACACTTCATAATTGATTGTATATCCATTGAATCATGGAATACTAAGGTCATTTCTTCTGTTGCATCTTTAGCTGTATCCATTGCTTCACACATATTACCTATTGCAGATTGTAAACTTAGTGGCTCACTCATTAGTGCTATCATCTGTTCTTTTACTCTTTCAAATGATAGTTCAGTTGTTTCTGATATTCTTTTTGCGTGGAACTCTATAAATATTAGTTGTTGTTCAGTCATTATTATTTACCTCTTTTCTTTTTAAAGTTCTGTTTGTTAAATATAGAATCTTTCCATAATAAAAACCACAAAACAGGAACAAAAACCCAAATAATATAAGGGTTTAACTCGTTAAAGTACACAATATTAAATAGTAGAATTAGATAGCATGTTAAAAATATTAAATTTTGTTTTGAAATCATTTCATCCTCTTTTCGCTTTCTCAATTTTAGTTTTCTTAGAGTGACATGGTTTACATAAATATTCCAGATTATCCAAATCAAAAGCTAAATCTATTCTATCCTGTAACTCTATAACGTGGTCCACTTCCTCACCTAATGTACTAATACCATTTCTTCTACACTCACAACACATCATCAAATCACGAATCATAGCTTTCTCTCTTACAATCTTCCAACGCTTATCATTGTATATTTTCTGTCTATCAGATGCTCTCATTGTTTTATCATAGGTCTTATCGCTTACCTTTTTACATTCAGGGCAAGAGGGATTCTCTATTGCATCATAGAATGAGTGTTTAGGGCAAATTTTTCTTCTATTTATTGTTGGCATGATTACCCTCACTTCTAAAACAATCACGTACATTACTAATTAATCCATCATTCTTGATATGCTTATTTAATCTTTTGTGTAGCCTGTAAAGAAGTGCTACTGTGATTATAAATGCTGTTATTAGTATTAGAGTATTCATGTTATTCCTTATTAACGTGCATTTTTGCTATATTTTCATACCTTATGAAAGTTTTTGTTTTCACACCTGTATCTTTGAAATGTTGTTGAGCTTGTTGGAGTTCTAATCTACAAGCTTTTAATATGTTGTTGAACATTATTGATCCTTTGTTTTTAAACTGTTTATTTCTTCATCTGTTGCAAGTCTAAACTTTTCATGATGATAAGCAGACTCATAACAATACATATCATGACAAACATATAATTTTAGATTTTTTTTATCAATATACATACTTGGAAACTTTAGCTTTTTAATTGGAGTAAGATTATAAAACCCTTCTGGGTCTCTTCCATAATATCCAGTTTTTTTATCTATCCAAAAAGCTTTTTTACCCTCTTCTTCTACAACACAAAGGATACTATCTCCAAATACTTTTACTAATTCGATACCTTTTTTGAATTCAAATTCTAATGTTTTATCTCCATCTACTATAGATAGTGTTTGTTTTTCTTCTAAACTATCATGCATTTCTTTTATCTGCTTATAGTTTGTATTTTTAATTACTTCTTGTGCATCTTTATGCTTATATTCCCATTGGTTGTTGACAATGTGGATTTGTTTTTTTGCACAAGCAGGTAGATAATTAAATAGTGATATTTCGTGAGTATTCTCTATCACATAATATTTATATTTCTTATCGTATGTTGAAACAAACATTGCTTTATCTTTTAAATTATCATAATGCTCTTGTGTAGCTTCACAATAACAGTTATTTAAATCTGTTAAGCCTTTTGGTTTTAGTTGGTATTTACATTCTGCAACATAAGAACTTATAAAATCTGTGTTATATTCATTATCTGTATCTAGTGATTGCCAAATTTCTTCACGTTCTAAATACACTTCAACCTCTACACTACTATCTGCTAATACAGCGTCAAGTATTTCTTTGTGTTTTATGTGGATTAGTTTGTAATAACCTGTATTATCTTCAAAATCAGGAAATTCGTTGATATTAAACATTTCAGTTGATCCCTTATGGTTATGATTACTTTCTTTCCATCTTGATAATGCTATATACTCACCACTCTCATACAACTTTTTCATTTCTTTATTATTCATTTCTCTACCCTCTGCTTTTAATTTAAAATTACTATTATGATAAGAAGTTCCACTTAGTATAATTCTATGCTCTCCATCTAATGCTTGCACTTTGTATTCTTTGCCCTTTGAAATAATCAAGCAATCCGTAATTGCAATTACTGTGTCATATTTTTCAAACTTCATAATATTACCCTCTACTTTCAATTAATTTAATTTTCTTACCATATACAGATACAATTTCTTTGTAATCTTCAATCGTATATTTTGTTTGAACGCCATCTTTTGATATTCTCTCTAACTCTTCAACTTTTTCTAAGCCTATTTTTTTAATTAATCTTGGTCTATATTCAATTAAGTTCCCAGATAAATGTGAGTTGCATATCTGACAAGATTTGTGAACGTTATCTTCATTAAATCTTAATGCTTTTGACTTTCCTACACTCATATAATGCGAAGCGTGGGCTTGTCTATTATCAACTATCATTTGGCCTTTATTTCTTACTGATTGTTCTAAGAATCTATCTGGGTCATTCCATACATAAGGACATGATATACAAGATTCGTCTTTATCTCTTAATCTTATAAACTTATTAAATGTTTCTTGAGCCAATTTCATTTGATACGACTTATCATTTGATTTTAACTCACGTTTCTTTTTATTGGCTTCTTTAACTCTGTTTTGTTTACCAGTTGTTACCAAAGATTTTAAATTACCTTGAGCATAAGCATTTATACAATCTCCCCAACAGCATGGCTGCATATTCATTTTTGGAGTAAAAAGCTTTTTGCAATGTTTACATCTTTTACGTTTAGGAGCTTTCTTCTTTACTCCTGTTTGTTGTTGTTTTGAATAGCTCATTATTTACTCTTTATCTTTAAACTTGATTTCCCAAAGTTGTATTTGGGTTATGGCAATAACGAACCAAACATAAGTTCCACTATTCTCAAAAAGATATTTTTCAGATAGTAGATAGAAAGAGCCTAACAAAACTGTAAAAAATAAAGTTTTAAAAAAATATTTCATAACTACTTCCTCTCTTTAATCTCAAATGTCGAACAAACTTTACCAATCTTTACTGAATACACATCAGATAAAACACAAGCTCTTTCATTGTGTTCAAATGCTTTTTCATAGTATTTACATTTACAACTGCATATTTCTTTTTTATTACCCTCTAATCTGTTGAGTAAATCGTTTATTGGGTGCATTACTTCCCCGCTTTCAATCGACTAAGCATTTTCCGCTTAGCATCTTTGCTTAAAATTTTATCATTGCAACTATCACACATATCTGGTGAAGCTGTGTTGTTTGCATTGAATGACTTGCCACAAGGGCATGGTTTTAGTGTTGTTGTCATTTTGTTTCCTTATTATCTAATATCCAATCCGTAGCTTTTATTTCATATTTTACTAACTCACTAAATTCAAAGTCGATATAACTTTTTATTTCTCCGTTTTCTAGCTTTACAAATAAACAATATTTTATTTTCTCTTCGTTTGGGATAAAATTACAATCTAACATTTTTGTTAAGCTCCAATCAATGACTCCATTATTAAACGCCCACTCTTTACACTTATCTGCTAATTCGTGGATATTGATATTAATCCATTCTTTATACGAATACCTCTTGAACTCTACTTCTAAAACAGGATTATTAAAACTTCCTAATCTGACGACATCTTCATTTAAAACCTCACTCAATAACTCCGTAGATATTATATTTTTATTTTCCATCTTCTTACTCCCTTATCTTTGAAATCTTTTTCTAGAATCTAATCTTTTATAATAACCATCTTTTCTATTATATGTATGTTTATCTTTTTCAAAATATTTAATATCAAATAATCTTTCGCCCCATCCTCTAGGTATAGAAAGACTCGTATGCATACCCATTATCACATTATGGTCATAGTCTACATAATAACTATCTTCACTATCAGGATCACCTCTTTTTATGACTTTGTGCATCCCTTGAAAGTCTTGCATTTCGTCACAAGTTAAAATTGCCTTTTCTAAGTTCATCTTCAAATCCTTTTTAAATAGTTATATGGAAGTATTACACACAAATTCTTAAATATGGTTTAAATTAGAATACATTTTATATTATACATTTTAACACTAAAACTTAATGAATTTAAGAATACTTTTATTTAATCAATGCTATCATTCTTAAATCAATAAAAAAAGGAGTATGGATGTTATTAACAGAAAAGAAACCTATTAATTTTACAGCTGATGATGTTGAATTAGTTGAATCATTAATTAAAATTAGAAATAGTAAAAGAGCTTCAAACGAAAAAAAGATTACTTTTAGTTCTTTGGTTCGTGAAAGTGCTATTAAAGATATTGCTAAACAATTAAAAGATATTGAGAGGGGTAAGTAATGGTTTATATAGTATTTGATTCAGATGGTGGAATACAAGCAGTGTATGAAAAAGAACACGAGGCAAAAGCAAGAGCAAATGGAATAGGTGGGACTTGTGAAAGTTTCTGTCTAAATTAAGGATAAATAATGAGTGAGATGCTATCAAGTATGGATAAAGAATTAATTTTATTTTTTGGTATATTTATTGGAGTGGCAGTTGTCACATTATTTGACTACATAATTTCGAAAGATTAGGAGTAATAAATGAAAATACTAAAAGCAATATTACTATTTATCATATTTATCTTAGTAGCATTTACTATGTTTTTCATTGAAATAGTAAGCGGTTTATATGATGGTTTTCTGTATTGGTATATTGGAAGAAAAGAAGATTGGCATAGTTTAAAGACTAAATTAAGATAAAAATTAAAAGGTGGAAAAGAAGATGAGTAAAAATTTAATCGTATTAGACGAAAAGCAAAATATATCTCAATATAACAACAATCATATTAAGATATTGGAAGAAATTAAAAAGGGTTTAAATAAAGATGAATTCAATTCAATCGTTACTCTTGATAATTTGGACGTGATGAAAATTACAGCAAAAGAACTTGGTAAAAATAAAGCTTTGATATCTGCTTTTAGAATTGCCAAAAAGAAGTTTGAAACTTCTCACATTGATTTATTTAATAAAAATTTTGTTGAATATTTTAAATTGGTTGAAAAAAAGCAAAATCTTATTAATGAACAAGTTGCAAAGTTTGAAGATGAAACAAAAGAGTTAATTAAAAAATTGATGTTTGATTATGTGGTTGAGAATACTAAAGATATTAGAATTGAATTTAGTAAAAATCTTACTTATTTAGATTTAGTTATTCTTTCTGCTGTTACTGGAAAAGGTGCTTTAACTAAAAAATCGAGAGATACTTTAGATTTGAGAATACAAGTTTGTAAATCTAAACAAGATAAATATGATTTTAGACTTGTGATTCTTGAAAATATTTGCCTAACAAGAGAGCTTAAACCGCCATTGACTGAATCAAATATATTACATATTATAAATATAGAAGATGGTGATAAATATGCTTTTGAGCTTGATACTTTGATTAATGAAGAACTTGTAAAGCATAAAAAAATCAAAGAGAATTTAGAAGAAAAGATTAGAAAAGATGCAGAAAAAGCAGTAAATGACCAAAGAAACAAAGTTGATTCTATTTTTCTTCATCCTCAATTCGGACACATGGAACTTGATTCTTTAAGACTTTTAGTTGGTGGAAATGGAACGATTGAAAAATATGATATTTCTGAATTTCATTTATGTACTACTCACGCAAAAGACATGAGAGATAGAGCTGTTGATAAAATTTTACAGGCTATTTATGCAAAAGAAAAAGCTTTGCAAGAAGAAAAAAAGTTTGTTGATAAAGTTCCATTAGATGTAAAAGAGTGTGATTCTATTGCTGAAAAATGTCATAATGAAAGTGTTGAACATCTTTCTAATATTGAGATTGATGAAGAAAATCATTTTGATTTAGGAACTCCAAATGCTTCACTTATTGAAAAAGGAACAGCTATTCACACTCAATTGATGGATGGATATGATTTGCATAAGATTGATAAAGATTCTTTATTAGATATTCCAAATGCTTCTCTTATAGATAGAAAAATAGTTGAAAAGGTTGAGCCTGTTATCGTTGATGATGAACTTAATCCTGGACTTAGATATTTTGATGTTAAATTACATTTTAGAGTTATTGCACCTGAATATGGAACTGCTGAACAAGTTAAGTCACAGGTTAAAGAAAATTTACTTGTAGCTGATGTTAATGATGAAAATATTGTTACTTTTGAGGTGGTATGATGAAAATTGATATACCAAATCCAAAAGATGAAAAAGAAGTTATACCCTCTGAAACAAAAGAGGGTGTAAAAGAAAATCAATTAATAGATATGCCAAATGAGGAATATCACTCACATGATGAATATTTGAGTACTTCACAAATTAAGATTTTATTAAAAAAACCTTATTTGTATTTTAATCCTCAACCACAAGAGCATAAATATGTTTTTGATATTGGTTCAATGATTCATACTCTTATTTTAGAGCCTGAAAAGTTTGTTTTAGATTACGCAGTTGCTCCGAAATGTGATAAGAGAACTGCTAAAGGGAAGAAAGACTGGTTAGAATTTAATGAGAAAAACAAAGATAAGATAGTTATTAAGAGTGAAGATTTTGATAACTGTATCGCTTTACAAAAAGCTGCATTATCTGTTCCTGAAGTTGTTTCTTTATTAAAAGGTTCAGTTAGTGAAATGAGTTATTTTATAACTGATAAAGATGGAATTAAAAAGAAGTGTAAACCTGATAGCTTTAAAGTTAATAAAAATAGTAAACGAATTATCCTTGATGTTAAATCTTGCGAGGATGCTTCGCCTGATGCTTTTAAAAGAGATATTGCAAAATGGGGTTATCATATTCAAGCACCTCACTATTTAGATGTATTAGATGGTGATAGGTTTGTATTTATAGCTATTGAAAAAAAACCTCCTTATATGACAGGTATTTATGACTTACCACCAGAGGATTTAGACTTAGGACGTGATCTAATTAAAAAAGCAATTGCAATTAGTAAACAACCTGAAAAATATAAGTATCCATTGTATAATGTTGAAAGTAAAATTATTACTTTGAAGTTACCAAATTGGGTTCATTATGACAATGAAAACGATGTATAAAAAACAAATAAAAAAGGCAAATTATGGAAAATAATCTAATAACCACTGACAATAATATTGTTAATGTAAGTAAGGGATTTGATGAAAAAAAAATCGTTAAATACACATTGGAATTAACTCACGTTAATAATTATATTAGAAATTCTAAAAGTAAAAATGAGATAATTACTGCATTAAAAAATTATCCTGAATATGCACATCAAAGGATAGCTGAACTTGCTAATATGGGTTTGTGTATTGCAAATGGAGATTATTATATTTATACTTATGGTAGTTTGTTAAAATTTGATATTGATTATAAAGGTTTGTTAAAAGTTGCATCAATGGAAGCTCGTAAAAATGGTTTTCAATTAATATCTAAAGCTGATACATTGCGTGAGGGTTTTACACGTGCTGATGTTACTACTCATAGTTTAATAGATGAAGTAGTAATTGAGAATGGGAAAATCAATGCTAAAATTTTGACAGCTTATGCAATTGTTGCGTTAATGGATATTAAAACTCATAATATTATTATGCAAAAAGTAGAATTATTACCTATTGATGAATTTGAGAATGCAGAAAAAGCTTCAAAAGGTGGGGATGCTAGAAAAAAATATAAAACTGAAATGAGTAAAAAAATTGCATTTCGTAGAGTTATCAAAGTTTTAAATACTATGTTTGCTAGTGATTTTCTTGATAAACTTTTTGCCTTAGATAATGAAAGTTATGATATGAATAAACAGGTTGAAGATAAAAAAGATGATAACAATATAAACGATATATAATGAGCGATATCATAATAAAAAAAGTAACAATCCATTTTGAAAAAGATGAACACAAAAAAGAGTTTGCAACTGTTGAGGTAAACGATGATATTTGGTTTAATGAAAAACACCAATTTAGCAAGGGTATTATTCCTAAGTTTAAAATTTATGATGAAATTAAAGATGGTGAGATTGTTAAGTCTTTAATGTCGCGTGCTGGTGCGTGTGTTGATTTAGTTTATTCTGGTGATATACCGTTTGATTTGTAAAGGAGTAACTTATGTATGAAGATTTAACGATAGATTGTCCTCATTGTAGTAGTGAGTTTGTATTCATGTTTGATGGTTGTTTAGATTCTGTATCAAATAATGATGTTGAGGTTACTTGTGATGAATGTTGTTGTAAATTTAAGGTTAGTGTTGTTAGTGAAGTTTCTTATTCTTTGCAACTTGAAGATTAGAACGGATTGATTCGTTTTATAGTGATATAATTTAAAAAGGAAAATGTGATGTCAAAATTTATGATTTATACAAGAAAAGGTTTTATTAGAAAGTTTTTAAAAAGATATATTAGTAAAACTGGTATGCCTTATGATATGGCAAAAAATGAAGCTGATTATTATGCTGATTCTTATGAGCCTGATGGTGATTTTAGCTTTCCTGAAATGGCAGCAGATGAAGCTATTTCTGTTTTATGTAACTAATTTAAAGGCTAAACCTTGAAACAAGTCATAACATTTCATTTCAGTAATTGTGAATTCTCTTATATTTATGATTGTGTAGATGTTAGTAAAAATTTAGAATTAGCTAAAATGGAATTTTATAAATTGTTTCAAGGTCTGGAAGTGGATAGTATTACAATAAAAAATCGTAAGGATACAAAGTGAAAGCAGTTCCATTAAAAAGATTTAAAGGTGAGTTTGTTAAATGCCCTATCAATGAAGCTACATGGGTAGAGTTAAACTTTCCTTGTATCCTAAATCAAAGATATATACCTATTCAATTAAAAGGGGATAGAAATAATACTCAAAATTGGTCTTGGAATGGCGATGTTGAAAAACCTACATTAAAGCCAAGTATTAAAACTACTGAATATTTAGATGGTGAATATGTTGTTTGTCATTCTTTTGTTAATGATGGAATTGTAAAGTTTTTGAGTGATTGTACTCACGATATGGTTAATAGAGAAATTCCTTTGAAAGAGATATTTTTTTAAGTTTGGTTTAACTTTTATTGTTATAGTATTTTTATCTAACAACTTTTGAGGGTTTAAATACTCAACCTCTCCTTTTTCGGAATTACCCCTTTTTATTAATATTTAGATGATTTATAGAATATATTAGGATTCAAGTTCAATCTTGGCAGGTCCGCTTGTTATTTTAATATATTCTATAAGTTATTGCGTGTTGGACCTGCCAAACCTCACTTTTAAACAATCTCTTAAAATTTTCTTTGGCTAAATCTAAAAGGATTTATTTTGGAAAAAAAATTATTACATCTCACATTAAAAAAAGAATGGTTTGATTTAATTAAATCTGGTAAAAAGAAACAAGAATTTAGAGAATTCAAACCTTATTGGATTAAAAGATTCTGCGCTATTGATTATTTTGAAAAATCAAAAGAAAAACCTCATTTATATTTTTCTAATATTCATGGTTGGAAAACTCTTGATAAATTCATTGGTGAAATAGATGAAATGTTTTTATTAAAATCAAAACAATATACTTCTATTATATTCAAAAATGGCTATTCAAAAAATGCTCCTATGTTTAAAATAAAATGTGAAAATATTGAGATTAAAAGAAATATTGAGACTCCAATAGGTAAAGGTAATTTTTTTGTAATTAATTTGGGTGAAATATTATGAAGTCTTTTATTAAAGGAACAATAGATGTTATTCACGAAAATATAGCTAGAACAATATCAAAAGAAGATATGCAAAAATTAATAATTGAAAAACTTGAAAAAGGTGTATTTGCTGGTAATAAAGAAGTTATAGAAATTATCAATAGTAAAGACTTTTTAGAGGTATGTAAATTTTATGAGTTTGATATTGATTTTGATAAAATATTAAGTATCAAGGCTTACAAATGAGTGCAAAAAAATTAATCAAAAAAATAGAAAAAGTTATCGAATCAAAAAGAACTCCACCTCAAAAAGTAATTAAGTTTAAAGATATAGCTTATTATTTTAAAGACATCGATAACCAATATAAAATAAGTGAGACTCCGACAACAGATGAACTAAGAAAAGTTTTAAATGATTTGGTTAATGGTGACTTTGTTGCCATGCCGTTTTAATCATGAAAATCTTTAAAAGTATTTTGACTAACAATTTTTTAGAGTTAAGAATATCAGATAGTCAAAAAGTAGGAAGATTTTATTTACTTGACAATAATTTTAATCGTGTTGTTTTTTCAAAAGATGATAGTTTAAATTTATTTGGTAGTTTACAATTTACAGGGAAATTAAAAAAGAGGGTTTGTTTGATGAAAAATCTTATTGAAATAGAAGTTAGTAAAAATTATGTACAAGGATATTTATTATGAATAGTGAAAATGATGATAAAAAATACGAAAAGAAAATTACAAGAAATTTAATCAACGATAATTTTCAAAATAGGAAACGATATAATATACCAAAGGCTCAACTTGTAATAGCTGATATTCCTTATAATTTAGGGAATAATGCTTATGCAAGTAATCCAAAATGGTATAAAGATGGTGATAATAAAAACGGAGAAAGTAAACTCGCAGGAAAACAATTTTTTGATACAGATAAAAATTTTAATTTAAATGAGTTTTTTCATTTTGCTAGTAAACTTATTAAACCAGAGCCAAAAGAAGTTGGCAAAGCTGGTTGTATGATTGTTTTTTGTGCGTTTGAGCAACTTTTTACACTTATTGAGGTTGCTAAAAAATATGGTTTTATGAAATATATTCCTTTGACATTTTATAAAAATTATAGTGCTCAAGTATTAAAAGCAAATATGCGAGTAGTTGGGAATACAGAATATGCACTTATATTTTATAGAGATAAACTTCCAAAATTTAATAATGAAAGAAAGATGATTTTTAATTCTTTACCAATGGGAAGAGATACTGAAACGGAAAAGATACACCCTACTCAAAAACCAATTAAAACACTTCAATTACTCATAAGATTGTTTACAGATAAACATGACGTAGTTATTGACCCTTGTGCAGGAAGTGGGAGCACTCTACTTGCAAGTTATATGTTAGATAGAAATTCTTATGGATTTGAAATAAAAAAAGATTTTTGTAGAGATTTTAATGAAAAACTATGTACAAATATTCAAAGGAATTTATTTTAATTTATTCCCTCTTTTGAGGGGATATTAAAGCTTAATAATGCACTCACAATCATTCTTGTATGTAGTAGTAGAAGTAGGTCGTGTGAATAGCGGTGTGAGTGTATTATTAAACTTTAAATTAAGGAAATAAATCATGTATAAAGAAATATTACCAAACGGCAAACGAATCTGGAATAGAGAAAAGTTGAGAATGGGATTATTTGCTAGATATTCTACTAAATATACTAAGAAAGATTGTTTAGCTTATTCAGAAAATATTACTACTCCAAGAACTGTTATTATTGGAATGGTTACAGGCTTAGAATTACATGAGATAGTTAGATAGTTTATTTTAAATTAAAAACCATTTTACTGATGTCGGTAATATGGTTAATTAAATAATAGGAGTAAGTAATGAAAAGAGAAGAGGCAAAATCAGTTTTAAGATGGGATGCACAAATTCATACTATTAATGAAGTTATTGACAAGATGTGTGATTCTCACGAATTGGAAATTAAGAAACTTGTAAGAGGTCAAGAAATATTAGAAGAAGCTTGCGATCAAACAATTTCTAAGTATCAAAAAGAACATGAATCAGAACTAAATGAGCTTAAAGAACAACTCAAAAAGAAGTCTATTTGGGGTATGAATATGCGTGATGCAGGTCATAGATTTAATAATAAGTTGACTAAAATTGAAAATTTAGTTGATAATTGTAGTGGTGATGATGGAGATTGTGGACATTTACACATTGAACTTCAAAAAATATTTGATATTAAATAAAAGGATATTTATGAGTAATATAAAAAGAAAAACTTTTACCAAAAAACTAAGAATAGAAATAGCCTTAAAAACAAATAATAATTGTTGCTATTGTGGTGATAAATTAAAAAGTGGTTTTCATATAGCTCACTTAGTTCCTTTTATACAATTAAAAGCTCAAGGAATACAAGATAACGACTTTGATAATTATATGGCTAGTTGTCCTCAATGTAATAGATTTGAGCGTGGCTGTGGTTTAGAATTCTTTAGAGAAGCATTATTGGAACAAACTAAAACAGCAATGAGAGATAGTGTAAATTATAGATTTGCATTAAAATATAATCAGATAGAAGAAACACCAAAACCAATAAAATTTTATTTTGAGAAATTAAAGGAAGAATAAAAGTTAATCTCTCAAAGGTTGAACTAAAGAGAGATTAAAAGGTGTTTTGGAAGAAAACATCTAAATAAATATACCTAATGCTGTTAAGGAATGTACTATTATAGTCAATAATTCTAATCATGTCAAATCTTTTTCAAATATAGATAGAGTTAAGGCTATAAAGAAAGCTAACCGCTCAAAAACCTTTGAATACTTCTATATGTTCAATAAATACAAACACCTTAATAAAATGATGATTACTTTCACGTACCAAGATGATGATAAATATTTTAAAATGCAAGTAATGAATGAGATAAAAAACTATCTTTCAAAATTAATCAGTAATACTAAATCAGATACATTAAAATTTTTCTCAAATATAGAACTTGGGGATGATTACTCAAATCCTCATGTACACGCTCAAATATTTTATGATAATTACAGTCAAATAATAAAGATTAGAAATAAAGTAATAGAAAAGTTTGGTTTATTTAGTGAATTCTGTGAGATAACTATGCCAGAACACAAAGAGGCGGTTTATTCATACATTATAAAGGATTATGATAAATGTATCGCTGATGATAAACTATTGCTATTAGATACAGTTAGACGAGATTATAGAGGTATGTTAAAAAAGAAGATTAGATTTACAAGTATGAGTAAAGAGAAATATACTAAATTGACATATAAAAAGGCATACTCTCATGGGATAAAAAAGGAATTTGTAGATGGGTTATTGGATGATTTTATTATAAATAAAGAGATAGAAATTATTGATAATAGAGTTATTCATATTTTGATTTTACTAATTTTAACGCAAATAAGAATAAAATATAAATATTATCGTTTTGCTGCTATCGGTAAAACGATAAACCAACAAATCCAAGTCAAAAATTTAATTTATTATTGGATTTATGGGTTTATATAATTTAGGTGTTGTTGTGTAATTGGATTATAGCTAAAAAATAAAAATTTAAGGAAAAAGTAATGAAAGAATTAATGTGTGGTTGTGGTAGTCAAGGTGGTATCCATGAATTAGGCAATGAAAAGTGTTTTAGAAAAATTGTGCCTAAAAATGAAGAACCTAAAAAATTTGGTGTTGAAAAAAAATTATGGAAACTTCCAAAACAATCTCCAATTAATGATTTTTGTTTAAAGCAGCAAAGAGGTTATGAATTTAATGAGACTGTCAAAAGATGGCATAAACCTAAAGTTCGTGGTGATGATTGGTTTGAAAGTAAAGGTTGGGATTAGTTTTCTTTACTAAGAAATATGTTAGTAAAGTTTAATGATGAAATATTTTACTAAGGAGTAAAACCATGAGTATAGAATCCATATTATTAATTACAATTTGTTTTGTAATTCTTATTCGTGTATCGGTGTTTATCTTGATTTGGAATATGTCAAGAAGTCGGTTTAATCGTTGTTGGTTTATTCGTAAGCTAAAAAAAGAAGTTGGTGAGGTTAAAAGTAAACCTCCGTAATTGGTTTATAAAGTAAATAGTAGTATAATACATCTACTTAATCGTAAAGAGAGGGCTTATAATCCTCTCGCTTTTATATGATTAAGAAACTTTCACGATTAAGGAATTACCATGAAAAAAGAAAATATTATTGTAGCATTTAGCGGTGGGCGAACTTCTGCTTTTATGTCGTGGTGGTTAATTACATATATGTCTCATTTATATAATTTGCATTTTGTTTATGCTAATACTGGACTTGAACATGAAAAGACTTTGGAATTTGTTGATAAGTGTGATAAATATTTTAATTTGAATTTAACTTGGGTTGAAGCTGTTATTAATCCAATACCAATGAAAGGAACAGGCTATACGATAGTTGACTATAAAACTGCTTGTAGGGATAATAGGCTGTTTAAAGAGATGTGTTCAGTTTATGGAGTAATGAATAAAACTTATATTCACTGTACAAGAGAATTAAAAATTATTCCTATGGATAAATATGCAAAAGATTTTTTTGGATTAAATAATTATAGAAAAGCGGTGGGAATTAGACATGATGAATTTGGAAGAGTAACAAATAATGAAGTTTTAATTTATCCCTTAGCAACTATTACTAAAATCACTAAACAAGAAATATTAAATTGGTGGGATCTAATGCCGTTTAATTTAGAGATTGAAGAACACTATGGAAATTGTGTAGGATGTTATAAAAAATCAGATAAAAAATTAAAAATGATTGCAAATGAAAATCCTCGATACTTTGATCCATTTATAGAATTAGAAAAAGACTTTAATTTTGTTAAACAAAAATCAGAAGAGTATGAAAGAAAAATTTATAGACATTTTAGAACTGCTTATGAAGTAAAGAATAATTTAAATTTACCTAAGAGCTTATCCAATACAGATGAATGCGCCGAAGAGTGTGGAAGTGTAATAAGTGACTTTGAAAGTCCAAAAAGTGAAGATATGTATTATGGAAAAGGATTGTTTGATATTTAATAGTTTACGATATAATTAAACATTAAAATTTAGAAAGGAGTATCACTTGAAAAAGATTTTATTTTTAGTAGTTTGTTTCGGCGGATTTTACGAAGATTAAGAAAGGTGGTGATTTACTATCTAATGAAAAAGGTTAGAATAAACTTCTAACCTTTTTTTAGTTGCTGGTGTGGTGAATCTTTGAAGCTCCATAAATACCCTTGATTAATAGGGATATTTAACTCAATACTAGCACGATAAAACAACCAATTCATTTCATAAAACATTAATTTAGATTTATCACTACCATCAAAAGAGTTGTGTCCTTTTAAATATGGGAATACATCTATAGCGTTTGATAGTGGTTTTTTTTTTTTTACTTGATGAAATGAGCGGTCATTGATACCATCTATTTGACTTTTGCCTGTATTGAATAACATAAGTTGTCTTTTGTCTTTTCTGGCACTCTCATACACTCCTATATCCATGTATTGAAGTACCCAGTTGACAAGTAAAGTAAAATCATTATGAGCTAGTGAAAGCTTTTTTATTGTTCTTTTACCTTTTTTGTATTTCAAAATTCACACCTTAAGTAAATAAATTTATACCTTATCTTTATTTTGCATTTTGTAAACCCATAGTTTTTCGACTTTGATCTAGTTCTTTTGCTTTTTCATATTCATTATATAAAGCTTCAAAATCTTTTCTATTTTCTAACATTTTTTTTCTAAGTTTTATTTCCCATTGTTCAATCTCATATTCATCTAGTATGTTTGATAATTCAGTTAATTTATTTAATAACTCGCTTTGTTCTGGACCAATTTTTTTATGGCTTAAAAAATCCTCTAATCCATCGTAAAGTTTTTGAGTTTTTTTATATAGTTTTAAATCTGTTTCGATTGCAGCTTGTTCTATTGCAATATCTAACTCTTTATCTGATAATTTAACTTCACTAAATAACAATGACACCATCATACATAATACTAATAATACTTTTTTCATTTTAATTTCTCCATTCTGTAATTTTTCCTGACATTCTAACTGCTCGATACATCGCTTTTCTTCTCCACCAACTAACACCTGATAATTCCATAATCTCTAAAAATACATCATCGGCAAACTTTCTTTTAATTGCATATTGAGGAGTGCCTAAATGTTTATTTGCTTCTTTACATAAAAAGTCGTGGATTACTACTGCGTAATCATATTTTTCACCAAATTTAGGAAATAATCTATGTGTGAATTTTGGAGTTGATGCACCATCATAAGGAAAATCTTTTGGTGCAATAATAGGCTCTAAACTATATTTACTTATGAAAACTAAAGGTAGGTATAATATTCTTTTATTAGCTGTTGCAAAAGGTATTCTATTTATTAATTCAGTTTTAAACATAATTATCCTTTAATTATCTCGTAGGCTTATTTAGCTTTGAGCCTTTAAGATATGTTATTTGATTTTTATTGTTATTTTCTTTTTTTTTAAGTTCTTTTATTTCGTAGTTTGTATTTTTTATTTCTGATTTGTATTCTGCTATATGTGTTGATATATTTTTGTCGGTATCAAATGTAAAAAATGTTATCCATGTACCAAAAGCAACTAAACAGAATAACGCATATGATAATATATTTTTTAATGTGATTGGTTTTATACCGCTTTCACTTTCACGCTCGAGGTCTTTCACTCTCTTATTCATTGATTCTATCTTTGTGTTTACATCTGAAAGAGTACTTATAGTATCTACAATTTTATTAACATTGTCAACTGTTACTTTTTGAGAGGCTATAACTGATTCCTGTGTTTTCTCCATACCTGTTACTGCTAAAAGTAAATCTTGTATTTGTTTCTCAATATCTGTCACGATTGACCCTTTTAAAATTATTTATCTTATTTTATCTTATTTCTACTTATATATCTTAAAAACAACATTGAAAAAATAAACATTAGAGGAAATATTATTTTATAGTAATAGATTGGTATGTGTTCGGACATATTGAAAATAAATATTAGGTTTATAATTATTGATAAAAAAGAAAATGCTATTATTGGTAAATGTTCTTTATCTGCTATTAAAAGGATTTTTTCTTTTATTGGTGCTTTTTCTTTTAAAATTTTTGAGTAGTAGTATTTAATGTCATAATAGTTTTGAATTATCATAGTAATATGAAGTGCGAAAACTATCATTTTTAATTCATTGTATGAGAACATTATTATACTCCTTGAACTTCTATATCCCATTCATTTAAAACGAATGTATCTGATGATGTTACACCATCTTTTAGTTGATAATATCTATTATCTTTTGTCATGTTTTCGTTGTTTCTGTAAATTTTACCAGGTGTATATCTCAAATCATTAACATTAAATATTGATTCATCTGTTGTAGCCATTCGCAAAGACAATAATCCTTGAGCTTGATTTTCTGAAATACTACCAACCTCATCTGTGTCTACTTTATCTTTTTTATTTAAATCATACTCTTCAACACGTTGTTTTATGTAAATTATCATTGTCTTTGACCTCTTAATTCAATTATGTTATCGTGGCATATACCTATTATCATTGCTGCTTGTATCTTTTCTTCTTCAGTTCCAAAAGTAAGCTCTCTTGTTAATCTCCCCTCTACTATATCTTCTTCTTCTTCTATTTGTGTTTGTATATCTGCATTGTGTGTTAATATTGCTTTAGATGCTATTGCGACTGTATCTTTCATATATACACTAGTTTCTTCATCAGGTGTTGATAGATAGTCTGAGTATCTAGTACCATCTTGTTGTAGTTCATATTCTTTCAAATCTGGGTATCCATCAACATCAAAAATTCTATCATACTTTACTAGGTCTACTGGTGCAAACCATATGGCAACTGTTTCATCTGTTTCAATTATTCTATTCTCACCATCTTCTAAAAATGTTTTTTCATCTTGTGGTGTTGTTACTTTGTCATAATATCTATTTTTCATTATTTCCAACTCCCTTTTATTCCACACCCTGCTTTTACATCATCTACTGAACCTAAACTTGTGGCATTTGTTACAGCTAAACTTATTGCTGTTGTTGGGTTGGCTGATACATTGTACCACGCGCAAGTAATTCTCCCGATTGAATTTGAAGCACCTGCATCATTCCTAAACGCTGATGGAGTTGCATTCCGAAAGGCTGTTAATACCATAGGTAGCGTTAAGGTGGTATTTGTAGTAGTATTATTATTAATTATTCCTAATGATGCTTCTACTTCCATTTCAATATCCCCATTAGGATATTTAGTATAAGTACCATTATCTGTACTCCCTACAACTATACCATCAGGATATATTTTAGCTGTTGGGTTAGCACCTACTGCATCAGGATCAGTATATGCAACACCATCCCAACTTTGACCTTCTGTACTTACTTCACTTGTTACTATAGATGTTTCATTTTCATACTTAATAATATTTACAGTATCATTTCTCAATGTTACTTTATTATTAGGTGCAACGTTAGGAACAACAATCCCACTACCGCTTAAAGCAATAACTTCTAAAGGGAAATCCGCATTGTTAACAAATAAGAATGTATGTTCTGTATTGTCAAGTGTAATTTTTCTTTGTGCAGTTATTGGTACTGCAATATCTGTTATTTCAATACGTCCAAATGGGATTTGTGAAGCCGTTAATACTTGGTCTGCATCTGCTGTAATGTCTATTGTAATAGATAGGTCTTGTTTTTGCAAAGGTGTTATAATATCATCTATTTCAATTTTATTGTATGTTTCAGTTTTATTATATGTTTCTGATTTTTTATAAAAACTATTATTCAATTTATTTAAATCATACCATTGTATAAAATCATCTGATGTTAATGGTGAAACCCAATCTATTGTTACGTTATCAGCATTTAAAGTATAATCCGTAATTTCAACTTGCAGAACCCCATCTTTATATATTTGAAGATTGGTATTATCTGCTGTTAATGTTGAAGTTTCTCCACCAGTGGCGGTATATTCAACATATGCAGCTATTAAAGCTCTGTTTATATATGCTTGACTATATCCACCTGATACTGCTTGATTTTGTATCTGGTTGAATATTACATTTATATCTTGATAAACTAAGTTTGTATTTTCAATAGATAAATTCCAACTTGCCAGTACTGTATTTGTTTCTGATAACCATGTATTCATTTCATCAAAAAAGTTAATAGTACCTTTTATTGGTGTGACTGTCCATGCTGTGATTAATGGTATTGTTGTTGCCATATTATTCCTTTATAATATACTTCTAAATTCAAATTTGTATGTACTATCTTCTTCATTTGTTTTTGGTTTTGTAGTGTGTGAACTAAACCATCCATAGGCTATTAAATACGTTAAATCTTCTTTATCTTCATTACTTCCATTTATAACCATTAATTGATTGATTAAAGCGTTATTTTGTTTAACGACTACTGGTACTGATTTAGTTGGTAATAACATATCATATGATGTTATAGCTACTATTTTTTGAGCTTCATCTGTGAAATATACATCGCCATTTGTTGCTTCTCTAAGATTGTTAAAACTTTTATTATTTAAAGATACTGAATCTTGGGCTTTGAACATTGTGAAAGATTTACCTACAACAACCTCACCTATTGCTTGGGTTTTTCCTTTAAATGTAATTTCAAATTCTACTGAATAATCTCTAACAACTGTTACAATCAATCTATTCAAAACTATTGCTAAATCAAAACAAAATGATTCAAAATCTGTGATATTTGTTTTGTCTACCATTATGATTGTTTCTATTACTGAACCATTGTATTTTATTTCTATTTCTTCACAATCTGTATTAAATATTGCTATTTTATCAACTCCGCTTTCTGTAAAAATTATATATGTGTATGTGTAAATTGAGATAGTTGGTCCAACTGCTTCATCAACTAAAACACCTGTTTCTTTTATTGTGAAACTTAGTTTATCTATTGCCATTGTGTCTATTGTATATTCACCTGGATTTAAAGTTGTTCCCTCTATTAAAATTTTATCATCATCAAAAAAATTATCAAATTCAGTTAAAGATGTAATAGTATTGTTTACTGCTGTGAAACTAATATCTGTTCCTGTTACTTTTCTATCGTTTAAAGATTGTGCGTTTACAACTTCATCAAACATTGTGGTTTGGTTTGTGCTTCCATTATATCCCCAATATAGAGTATCTTCTTTTCCGTTTGGATATATAAAATCTTTTCTATATGTATCTACTGCTCCATGTGCTGTAAATTTTGCTGGATTACTTAAATCTGTATCTAAATTTACAGTTTCATTAACTAATGATTCAAAAAATGATTCGCTTGATTGTTCCCATACTAAAGTGCCTATAATTACATCTACATTTTCATAGTCAATAAATGTTTCTGAATTATTATTAAAAGCTTGTAATTTTGAAGTATCTTCATCGAAAAAATTTATATCTGAAAGTGGGGCTATTATTGTGAGTGCTTTATATACTTTATCTTCAAAGATTCTAAATGAGCCACTAATATATCCATCCATTTTATCAAATGCAGAAATGTTATCCTGTGGGATTGATGTGTAATCTAGTATAATGTTTTTTGGCAAAAATCCTATCATGAAACTACCTCTACTTTTTGGACTACATTTCCGTATAGAATACCATCACTATTATCTTTTAAATCTTTTGTATAATCTGTAATCAAACTTATTTTATCTAAAATATTGTTTAAAGTGACTTGAAAATCAGTATTATTACTTGGTAATGTATTATTAATTATATTTGAAATATTTGGAACATTTGGCGTAATTCCATTTAATAGATTTAAATTGCTATTTATTCCCACTATATTTACGCTTAATATTTCATCTTTTAAGTTTAAATCACTTTGTAAATCTGATAAATTTGATATTAATTCACTTGTAATAAGTGCGTTGTTTTCTATGCTTGAACTTTGAATCGTGGTTGCTAAAGAGTTAATTTCTCCAACTAATCCGCTTAATCTTGATTGTTCTTCGCTTGTAAGTGCTGATTCTTTTGCTAATAATACATTTGCTTCATTTCTTTTTTTCCAAAAATTTTCTATTTGTATTGTTTTTGCAGCTGCTGAATCAGTTCCACCTATTAACGAATCAATTGTTTTTCCAACTGTATCACCTAAATTTAAAAATGTGTTTCTTAATTTCAGTAAAATATCTATGTTATCCTGTGCGGATCCAAATACATCTGAAAAACCATCACTTAAAGAAATTAATCTTCCAAATAATTCAGCTCCTGAATCTGTTGATGTGTCAATGCTTGATATTAAATCTTTAAAGCCTTGTACTGAACCTGGCATTTGAGTATCAAGTTTTAAAAATTCTTTGTTTAATTGTTCGTAATTTGATGCCAATTGCTCCTGGTCTGTTAAGAAGTTTTCAAAATAGCTATCTGTTGCATCTGATAACTCGTTAATACTTCCAGCACCTACTATCATGCTAGTAGATAAGTTTGCAGCAGTTTGTCCCATAAGTGCTAAATTTACTCTTACATCTTCTAAAATATTGAATGTGTTAAATAGTTCTTCTGCTGTTGAATCTAAAGAATTAATTATTTGTACAACACCGTTATTAAATCCAAAGGCTGCTTCATCTGCTTTTATTATTGATTGTGCTAATGCTTCAAATCCGACATTGCCTTGTTTATTTATAATATCTGTGAATTTAATATCATCAAAAGCGTTTCCAAGTCTCGAGATAAAGAATTCAGCTTCTTCCATTCCTGTTGCAACTCTAGTTAAGGTTGAAAACATTCCCTCACCTATTTGTTGAAACTCTGTTAATTCTGGAAATGCTGTTTTAGCAATATCATCACCTATCCTAGAAAAGATATTTGATATTTGCTCTTGTATTTGTTCTCCTGTTTTACCTTTAGTTGATATTTTTCCAATATTTACTATAAAATTTGTTAAGCTTGATTCTATATCACTTGAACTTCTATCTAATGCTTGACCAGCTAATATTGTAGTGTCTAATAATCCTGATAATACTAATGAAAATTGACGTTCCATTTCATCATCTAACGATTCAAAGAATGTTCTTATAGTTGTAGATGATGAACTTCTGAACCATGATTTTTTAGTAACAGTAGTAGCTATTGTTTGGAATGTTTGTCCTGTTAATTGATCAATTGCTGAAGTTAAAAGAACTTTGTTGAAATTTATTCCAAAGTCTCTTAATTCTTGGCTTCTTGAAGTTTTTCCAAAAAGTCCTCCTACTATTGACCCTATTACCCCAGTAATTATATTTAAAACAGGAATATCTTCTGCTATCTTAGATATTGATACACCCAACCCTTTATCATTAAATTCTGGAGTTATGAAACCCTCACCAAAACCGAATCCACCCTGTTGAATTAAAAGTGAAGCAACACCGCCAATTTTTTGATCTATTGAATTTAAGCTTTTATTCATTTCCGATAAAACTCTAAATTGTGGCTGTGCAAAATCTTCTAATGTATTTAAACTTTCTGATATTGATTCGCTTCCTTGTGAAGTATCTCCAAGTATTGAACCTCTTCCTAAGTTTTCCGCTTGTGCTGAAAACGCATCTGAAGTTGTTGAAACACTTCCACCACCAAAAGCAATACCAGCACTACTTAAAAATGAAGCTACTGAAGCAGCCATTGCTGCCATTCTTGCAACTGCTGTGTGAGGGTCGCCTTTTCCTTGAGATAGAATTGCAGTTACACCTGAAACTATTGCTATTGCTGATTGAATTGCTTGAAATGCTGCGGCTTCTCTTGAACCTTGTGCAAACATTCCACTAATTGCACCAGCTACCGCCATATATCCATTGGTTTGGTTTTGTAAGTGTTTTTCCTCTGCTTTGTTAAATTTTTCTTTATCTTTTAAAGTTGGTTTTTGTATTTTTCCGAATTCTTTAGTAAAATCATTAAATGCTTTTTGCTCGTCATTTATTTCACCAAATGAATTTGTAAGAGATATTATTGATTTTGATACTGCATCAAATCCAGAGGCATCTATTCTAATTTTAAAATCAAAGTCTCCTAACTCTAAAACATCATCTATTTGTTTTTTATATTTTTCATTAATTCTATCTAATTCGATTGATCTTGCTTTTTCAATATCAAATATATCTGCTTGTAATCCACCTGCCTTTTCAAGGCTAACTATCATTTCGTCATATTTTTCATTTATTTTAAATTCTGCTGCAAGTCTTGGATTTAATACTTCTGTTAAGCTTTTTTGTATTTTTAATAGTTCTTCTTGGTTTTGATTTGAAGTTTCACCTGGTAAAATAGTCTTTTTTGGTTTATTTACTTCTTCTTGAATTTTATTAATTTCTAATAATTTTTTTCTAAGTTCTTCTAATTTCGCTTTTTCTTCGTCTATTTTCGCTTTTCTTTGAATTATTAATCTTTCGTTATTTCTATCTCGTCCTAGTTCTAATTGGTATTGGGCTTCAAATTCTTTTGCTATTTGTTTAGTAATTTCTTCTTCTAATAGTAATTTTCTAAATGATAATTGATTGGTTGTTAATTTCTTTAATTTCTCAGTAGTTGAATCAACCGTATCATTTAATTTATCTGCATTATCTGAAGCTGTTAAAAAAGCATCTGCTATCGCTATAATTGCTGTTGCTATTGCAATAGGTGCGACTGTTTTTAAAGTTGCAGATAATAGTCGTGTAGCTTTCGTAGTCAAGTTTGTAACTGCTGCTGTTTTTCTTAATGATGTTGCATATATAGCTTGTTTTTTAGATTGGTTTCTAAGTACTATTGATTGACTATTTAAAGATTTAATTTTTTTCTTAGATAAATCTGTGTCTATTGCGTTTGCTAAGTTTAATTTTTGTACTGATTTTATTGCTAATGTTTGAGCTTTTGCCTGTGCTTTAGTTGCTTTTTCTAGTGTTACTTGTCTAGTTACTGCAACTTGAGATATTCCATTATATAATTTTAAACTTTTATTTAAAGCGATATATGAAATTCCAACAACTCCTATTATTTTTGCTAGTCTTGTGGAGTTTTCAATTATTTCTGGTAAATTTTCTGCAACACCGTCTAAAGATTTTGACACAGTTGTTAATTGTTCTGAAACTGCTTTGCTAAATCCGCTTATATCGTCAAAAACTCCAATAGTTTTTAATAATGCGTTTGAAATTTGTTGTTGTGAACCTTGTATCGTTTTTGTCATTAAATCAAAGTCTTTTTCTACTGATTCTCTCTGATTTGTTAAAGCATCAATTATTGCTTTTGATGTAATTTTTCCTTGGTCTGCAAATTCTTTTAATTTATCTCTTGCAATTCCCATACCATCCGCTATAGCAAATGCTAATCTAGGTGTTTGTTCTGCAACTGAATTAAATTCTTCTCCTCTTAATGTTCCTCTGTTAAAACCTTGACCTAATTGTACTAATGCTGCTCTCATACTTTCTGCACTTCCACCACTTACAATTAAAGCTTTATTTATTGTATCTGTAACATCTAATAACTCATTTTGGGATAAGTTTAAAGTTTTTGTACTTCTTGCTATTCTAGAGTACAAATCGACTGTTTCACCAAATGATTGTCTAGTATTTTGAGAAATTTTGAAAAGTTCTTTTTCTGCTGTGATAAGTTCTTGTGTAGATTTTGTAACTAATTTTAATCTACTGTTAATAAGAGTCATTGCATCGACTCTTTGAGTGAAACTTCTAGCTAAATCAACCGCTCCTAAACCAATAAAAGCAGCTGTTAAAGCCTTGACTGAATTAGTCATAGTTTTAGTGGTTTTATTTACGGAACGCTCTGCTCTGTCAAATCCTTTTACAAGATGTTGAGTATCTGCCTGAACATTGATAAGCAAAGTACCTAAAGTTTGTGCCATAAATTAATCCTTTTTACCAATCATAGAGAACATATTTGAAACTCTTTTATCATCCTCTTCTTGTGTTAATACTCTTGCTTCTACATTTCTAATCATAAATTCTTTAGGTTGTTGTTTTGAACCTCCAAAATTTCCAACCATCGCACTTAGTCGAGCTAATTGATTTTCTAATCTATCAGCAATAAAAGGCTCTTCGGAATAGTATTCATACCATTCGTAAAGTTCTCTAATGCTCATAGTGTTTTCTAGTTCTGTAACAGTTTTGTAATTTAACTGCTGAACTAATTTAAAGAGGAATCTTCGCTCCTCTTTTACTTTTTTTCAAGTTCTTTCTTTGTTGGTTCTTTCTTTGTTGATAAATCATCTAATTGACTAATTATTAATTTGTCATATTCTTCTTTTTGCTCTTTTGTTTTTCCAATTAATGCAATTCTTGAAAAAATCTCAAAAATTAATGGTTGTGCGTTTGCATTTAATTTTTTAATTGTTGCCTCTGAGAAAAATTTAGGCTCAACCATTGAACACTTACATCTAAAATATATCATATCTATATGAGCATTTTTATTTTTTGTATCTTTTAATATTTCTTTTGCTTTATTATCTTCTGCTATTGTTAACTCTCTAAGTTTTACAATATTATTTTTTGCACCAATTGCTTCTAATACTCCTATTGCAAACTCTTCTGTTTGAACAGAACATAATTTATCAAACTCATTTTGCGAAATTGCCATTTTTTTTCCTTGTAGTTTTTTTATTTGTAGTTTTTCATTTATTCAGCCAGGGGATTTACTACAAAACCCCTGTTTTTTATACTGTCGCGTTTGTTCTAATTGGATTAGAAGTTATTTCAATAGTTGTTTTATACAATACTGCTGCATCTTTTTCAACTCCAATTAATTCAGAACTAACTGCACATTCAAATACGATATAAGTCGGACTTGTACCTGCATTATCATTTAATTCTAAAATCATTTTTCTTCTAGTATTATTAGCATACATTGCTGCCAAATCTGCTTGACCTGTTGTATCTAAAGCATCAAATAACAATGATGTTTCAAAATTTGGAAGAGTAATAGAACCTAATGATTTTGCAGTTTCATCTGAATCTATACATCCATACTCTGCTACTGCTCTGCTTGAACCAATATCTCCTATTGTTTGTAAACAGTTAATTGTTTCTCCGCCAACAATCGCTGATTCAATTTCTGTTATATTGCTAGTTGCTACAGTTGTAGCGACAAGATGTGTTTTTGTTCCTTGGGTATCCGTTACTGGAATTGCCATTTGATTATCCTTTTAATTTGAAATCTAATATTTCATTATAAAGTTGAGTTTCATCTTCATAAAAAGGCATACTATTAATATTGTATGAGCTTTTAAATCCTATGATACTTTCCTCGACTGCTTCTCTTAACTCTACTGATTTCGCAAATATTTTACTCCAACAATCAACTTGAAATCTTGTGTCTTTTTGATATACACTCCCCTCAATACATTGTTTTGATTTACCAATAATTACATGGTAAATTAAATAAGGACTTACTACATTTTGAGGTGCTTTTATAGGGTAAATCCTTGTACCTACTAATGCGATAATTGCGGTATCATTTTTTAATTGATTATATAAATCTACTTCAATCATCTTTTCGCCTTAGCAAGTTCTTTAGGTATTCTAACTTTAATGTAATTTTTCATAGCTGTTAGACTTTCATCTGTTTGGCTTTCAAATGCTCTACGCATGATGGGGTTTGGTGGTTGTTTTGAAGTTCCCCACTCAATAAATCCCATTTTCCAACCATTATTTACAGGTCCACGCCTAGGACTGATTGAAAAAACTGTCTCAAATCTTTTATCAGTTCTTCTTTTCGTTGCACCTATTGACCTTTTTGTGTCTCCTGTTTTTACAGGCATATTATTTCTAATTTCTTTTATAACTGGTCTTGTACCTGCTCTGGTAGCTCCTACCATGATATTATTTTGTATATTTATTGGAAATTTTTTCATGGTTGATAATAGTTCTTGAAATTCTATTTTTGCAGAAAAACCATCTTTAGCCATTTATAACTTCCTCCGCTTTTATTTCAATCTCTTCATCACGTTCTGCAATATTTACAACTCCGATAAAATCAAAAATTCTATCTTTGCCTTTTGTATTCCATAATAAACGCTGTGAAGCGTTTACTCCATCAATATATCTAATCTTAATTTTGTGCGTAGTTTTTGCAAAATCTGCATTAGATAAAAAACTTTCTTTGCCACTAACTGGAATGATTGAACACCATACATCTTTAAACTTTACAAAGTCACCCTCGACTACTTCGCCAAATTCGTTAGTCGTACTTCCTACGTTTTGTATTACTGCTTTTTTGCTTAATCTTCCAGCATTCATATCGACTGCACTCTATACATATCTAGCAATTTTATGAATAACTTATAAGCCTCTTCATTTTTCTTGAAGTCTGTTAATAGTTTTCTCTCTTCATATAATGTTGATATTGTTAAATTCATGTATGCGATAATACTTTCTGGAACAGTTTCATAACCACTATCAAAAGTAAATTTAATAGCGTTTTTGTGTGTTTTGTGTGATACTATTTGGTCAAAATGTACTTTAAAAATATCATTTTCACCATAGAGATAATAAAAATCCGTATCCAATTCTTGATAAACACCATTTTCGTCCATATACTCAACACTTGTTAAGGTCTTGATTGGATTCTTTGGCATTTTCATATCTTGGATAAAGTTTTCTGTACAAAGTTCATAAGTAGCGATCTCAAACTGTCTATTAGTATAGTTTTCAGCGTATTCTCTTGCAGATTTTATCATTGATGTAACTGTTGAGTCATCATCATTTTCTAAAATTCTTAAAAAAGTTTTTGCTTCTTCTAAACTTATAGGCTCGTTTACTGGTGCTACTGTTTGAACTAATTGCATTTTATCCCTCTTAACCTATTGTTAATATTTTTAAAGCTTCTTTTGCTTCACCAACATTTACATAATTAACGTTTAATTCATCACAAAGTAATTTTAAATCACTTGCTTTTAATTCATCAACTGAATTTTTATCTGCTTTGTAATGTTCCATTAATGATTTAATTCTATCTTCATCTAAATCATCACTTAATTCATCTTTATCTTCTAAATTTTCTTCAATGAGTTCTTCACCTTGAATACCAGCATTAGATAACTCTTCCGCTCTATCATCATCAACATCAATAATATCACCAACTTTGATTAATTTTTTAAGCTGTTTATCATAATATGATGTTTTAATTAAATATTTCATAGTTTTTACCTTTCAAGATATAGCTTAATTGCTATATCTTAAATCGCCTTTGATGGCAACTGCTGAACCAAGTTTCCCTGTTTCATCACACGTTACTTTTACTGCGAAATGGTTGAATCCGTTGTTTGTATCAAATTCATCACCTAAAACTTCAACTTGTGCTGTTGCAGGTCCATTTCCAACTGGTGCAACTCCTGAAACAGCTGCTTTTAATTCTTTTGAGCCTGTTCCTGAATCGTCTGTAGCTTGTAAAAGTTCAATAGTTACGATTTTTGCAGCTGTTAAGCTTTCAGTATTTACAACTGCTAACATTCTGTTTGCATCTGCTAAAGGCAAATATGCACCTGTTACTGGAGCAGTACCAATATCTTGTGGTAATACTGCACCTAAAACTATTAATTCTTCTTTTAATTTATTCATCTTCTAACCCTCCGTTAAAGTGGCTACAATATCAGTAGCACCAGTAATTTCAATTGTACCATCAAGATACGACTTTATAGAATCTGTATTAATTGATACAACTTCACCTACTCCGATAGAAACCATTTGGAAACCGCCAGATAAATCTATTTCACCAATTCCCTTAATATTTACTATTCCTGCATCTGCTCCTGTAATTAAAGGAGTTAATGCACCTGCTGAATCGTTTCTTAATACTAACTTTTGTCTTTTATTAGAGTTATATACAAAAGTATCACTTGCGGTTAGTGTAGTTTCTGTTACTGAAACCTCACCAGAACCGCTTACATCTGTTATTGTTATAGTTGCCATGTTACACCGCCACTAAATCGAGAATAACGAAAGGTGATACATAAGTACCGTTTTCTAATTTTAAAGGTGTAGTTATTGATGGTTGACCATCTACATTAGCAATTACTTTAAATACAGTATAATCTTCTAAAAATTGATACTGAGAAGATGCTTCAATAATTAATCCACTACCATCTTTAATATAGTAAAAAGATAAGTCAACTAACATAACATCACCTTTTACTCCGATAGTAGGTGTTCTTTCTGACCACTTAACAGGATACCCAAGAATAACACCAGTTACGCCACTTACACCATTAGTATAAAGTAATTTTCCAGAACCATCTTCCATTAATAAAATTTCTGCAAGAAGTGTTTGTGAAATAATCCACTCTTTCATATTACCTTTTGATTTTGCTAACATTTTTACAAAATCTTCATATACCACTTCACCAGCTGTTTTTCTATTTATTGCGATTGCTGACGCGTGATTCATAAATCCTAGTGGCTTCCCTATACCATCACCTAAAATTTGTGCATCATCTTGAGCTTTTGCAAGTGCTTGTCCCATAAGCGACACTCCGATAGTTGCCATTTGCTCATTATTTCTAAGCATTTTATTTGAAATTGGAATATATGCTGCAATAGCTTTTGATTCCAATTCAATTTTTCTTAAAGAGAATGCAGTTTTACTAATAGTTCCGCCCTCTTCAAGCCATTTAGTTACAACACCAGAATAAACACCTTTTTCACCACTTTGATCTAATGCAGGCATACTAAATTTAGCATCTGGGAATTGACCCGCTGGGATAACCATTGCTCTTGGTCTTACGATTACATCTTCTGGTGTAAAAGAAATAAGAATATCAGTAGAATAAGTGTCGGGTACTGAAAACCCTCCTGTACTTCCTGTCCCCATGTTTTGATTAGATTCTATATTTAATCTTGGGTCTGAACCTGCAGCAACTGCTCTAAAGAATTCACCATGTGTTGTAAATTGTTTTTCATCATCTACAAATTCACCTGTTACAACTTCTTGTGCTTTAACAATTGCATGAACTGGTTTAGATGTTGGTTTAGCCATTTCAAGATTAAGCTTTTCTTGTGATTCTGCTCTTGCTATTTGAGTTACTAAGCCCTCTTGTTCTGTCATTAGATTATCGTATTGCGTTGATTCTTCTGCTGACAACTCTCGCTCTTCTGCTGTTGCACCATCTAACAAAGTTTGCATTGCTGCGACTTTAGTTGCTCTTAGTGCTATTAATTTTTTTAAGTTCATAGATATACTCCTCTAAATTTTTAATAAATCTATTTGTTTTTGTTTAGTAGAAATAAAACTACCGCCATTATTTTGGTTACTTGTTCCAAAAGAAGATAAAACCTCTTCAAAAGTTCCCACCCTATCCGCTATCCCTGCGGTAACTGCGTCTTTTCCAACAAATAACCCTCCTTGTCCGTAATTTTTTAAAACGTGTTCAAATGTTACGTTTCTATTTTTTGCAACATCTGTAACAAATTCTTCACCTAGTCTATTTACTAATGTTTGTAATTCATCATCACTATTTTTATTTGGTGATACTTCTGATTTAAAAACAGTCTTTTTAATTCCCCATTTTTCAAGCAATTCAGTATCGTCTATAACTTCAAGCATAGCTCCAATACTTCCAGCAATTCCAGTTTTATTAATGATAATTTCATCTGATGTACTACCTAACCAATAACAAGCACTTGCACAACTTCCAGCAATATATGTTTTTGTAGGTTTATTTATCATTTTGAAAATTCCAGCAGCTTCACTTATTCCATTTGCTTGACCGCCACCAGAATCTGCATTAATTAAAACTCCATCAATATTTTTTGAATCGTTTATAAATTCTACATCTTGCAAAAGATTATCAACTGTTGTTAGATTGTAACAATCTGTAAATATATTTGAATATCTAAAAATAGAACCTTTGATATTAATTACTGCTATATTTCCAAAAATTTGAACTCTTTCGGCTGATGATGTTTCAAATCCTGTTGTTCTTGCTGCTGTTATATCAAATTTATTTACTAATTTAATAATTGATTGTAATTCAGCTTCGGTTATTGCCCAAGGCGATTCCGTTAAAATATTAAACATTTGTCTTTACCTCTTGTTTTAAATTTTTACCATCGTTTATATTATCTACTGTTGTATATGACATTTGAATATATCTATCATTTCCATTATCAACTTCATTCATATCTTCTAATTTTAAAGCATCGTTGATAGTGAATATTCCATTTTTCATAAATTTATCATACATTTCCGCTCTAGCTTTTGTATCTCCACGTAATAATGCTGATAAGTTATGTTTAATGTAGTAACCGTTTTTTCTTTCTTTTTCAGTTAATAGATCACGTTGCATACATTGTTCAATTCTCACTAAAGTCGGTGTAAGAGTGTAGATAACAAAACCTAATGATAATTGTTCGATACTATTATAATTTGCTTTGTCTAAATCGTTTATCATATGAAGTGGAACTCTGAATATTGATGATATGTCTTGTTTTGAAAACTTCCTAGCTTCTAAGAATTGTGAATCAACATTAGTCATTGTTATTGGATGAAATTTTGCATTGTTTTCTAAAATCATTGGTTTGTTATGATTCTTCATACCTGAATAGCTTTCGTCAAAACCTTTTTTTAATCTTTCAAATGCTGGGTCTGTCAATTCACCCTCTATTGAAAATATTCCAGATGGATTCGCCCCATTTTTAAAAAATGAGCCTGCAAAACTTTCTTGAGCTACTCCGACACCTATAGACTCTCTATTGTATGCAATTGGACTTATACCGCAAATTCCATCAAGTGATAATCCTGCTACATTTAAAATTTCTTCAAATGTGAAAACCTTTTTAACATTTACAGAGTTGCTATTCATACCCATATTATAAATAAAAACTATTTCACCAGTTTTTTCACGTCTTTTAGCTGTTATTCTTGCAGAATCTAATCCCCACAATGAATGAATAGCACCTGCACCGTTACGGATTATTTGTGTAAAGTGATTACCTCTTAAATTAAGATTTGTAATCATAGTTTCACGCCATTGCATTGTTGTAACTTCTTTATTAGGATTACTGTTTAATAATTTATATAAAGGATGATTTTTTGCTTTTTTTCTATTTCCTTTATCATCTTCTTTGAAAAGTACTAAAGGTAGACTAGAAATTGATTCACTTAATACACGATTACAAGCAAATACTACGGAATTTTTTAAAGCTGTTGATGGTGTGACGGCGACACCGCTTGAAGTTTCAGCTACATTATTAAAAGCTCTTAGAAAGTCCTCTGAGCTATCGTCCGAACTCCAAACATTTTCAAAAAAACTCACGATTTACTGCTTTTAAGTGTTGTGAAAATTAATGTAAAAATTGTAAGTATTGGAATAATTGATATTGCTGAACTTGCGTAAATAAGTCCAATTTTTGGATATATGAGATAAACTCCACAAGAAGATATACAAAGGCATATCATAACTATAGAATAAAATATAAGTATGTTTTTAGAAATATTCATAAAATACCTTTAAACCATAATTACAGGTTCTTTGTATGTTGTGTTGTTAAACGACTTAATTACTGTATTTTAGCCACTATAAACTTAATTTAAACTTTTTAAAATCTTCTTAAAATTCAAAAATTTATTCATGTGCAATTGGAGGAATAAAGTAATATGAAACAATTAAATTTATAGAAGATACATCATCTGTCAAATCATCGTTATATTCATGCTCAATTTTACCACCTTTTAACAATACAAACGGTTTATTAATTATTGCAGTAACTGCTGGAACTGCTTTGATTCCTGATACT